GCTTTCTCGGATGCGCTGGGCCCGCCCCCCCTCGATCTCCTCGAGACTCTTTCGGAATCCCTCCGCCTTCTCCGTAGCGGCGTCGAGCGCCTCGCCCACGGCCGACGCGCTCTCGGCGAGCCGCGGGTCGAGCTCGACCGCCTGCGCCAGCCGGTCTCGGAGATCGTCGACCTTCGCGATGAAGCTATCGATCGCCCGGTTGCGCTCCTCGAAGAGGTCCTCCGCCGAGACGCCCCCCAGCTCCTGCAGCTCGTCGAGCGCTTGGATCCGCTCCTCGAGCGCGCCGCGCGCGGCCTCCGCCTCCTTCTCCGCCGCGTCGAGGAGCTTCAGCCTCTCCTCGCGGAGCTTCCCCTCCGCGTCGACGAGCTGGAGCGAGAGCTCGACCCGGCGTTCGAGCGACTCCTCCTCCCGGCGCCCCGACGCGAAGAGGTTCGCGAGCGCGCCCTTGCGCTCCTCCTCGAGCTTCGCGAGCTCCTTCGTGAGCCGGAGGACGTCCTCGTCCGTGGCGCGCGCGCCCTCCTTCCGCCGGACGATCTCTTCGAGCGCTCCGAGCTGCTCGTTGAGCGCCGCCGCGTCCTCGGGCGCCGTCACGAGGCCCAGGTCGATTCGCTCCCGGATGTCGGCGATCGCTCGGGTGATCGAGTCGGCAACGCCCTTCCCGACGTCAGCCTGGAGCAGCGCCTTCTCGAGCCCGTCGATCGCATCGCCCACCTGAAGATCGACCGGCACTTCGACGCGCAACGTCTCGGCCTCGAGGATCGCGCGTTGGATGGCGCCCTGGTCGACCGTGAGTTCCCGAGTCTCCTCGAGCTCCCGCTGGCGGAGCCGGATCGTCTCCTCGATCTTCCGCGCGGTCGTCTCGATCTCGCGCCGCTTCTCGCGCTCCGTCTCGACGATCCGCGTCTCGGCGTCGACCTGCCGGCGAATCGGCTCGACGGCGATCGCCTCCTGAAGCCGGGCAAACTCCGCGACGCTCGTCCGCCCCGCCTCGAGGTCCTCCTTGATCCGGCGCGTCAGAATCCCCGAAAGTGCCTCGCGCTGCGCCTCCGACACGCTCTCGAGGAGCTCGCGGACGCGCTCGGTCGTGAGGCCTTCGAGGCCATCGATGTCGAGGAGGCTCGTCTCCACGGCGCCGGCACGCGCCGTCCGAGCCTGGAGCGCCTCGAAGTCGGCGAGGATCTTCTCGCCCGCCTTGCGCTCGATCTCGATCCGCTTCTCAGCCTCCTCGCGGGCTTTCTCCGTGCCGCGGTCGAGCGCGGCCTCGAAAGCCGTCTGGGTTTTCGCCTGCTCAGCGCGGATCTCCTCTTCGGCTTTCGCGCGTGCGTCCGCGATCCGACGTGCGAGATTCTCGACCGTGGCGCGCTCGCGCGCCGGCTCCGCCGGCGGGGCCACGGCACCCGGAACGCCGCCCTCGGCCAGGACCTTCTCGACGCTGTCGCCCATGCTGTCGAGGCTCTTGAACGGCACGCTCGCGACCTTGGCCAGGAGCGCGAATACGCCCGGAGCGTCGTCCTTGATGGTCTGGAGGAAGAGGGTGACAGGGTCAATGATGTTCGACCGGAGCCGGATGCCGAGGACCCGGACTTTGCTCTGCACGACCCGGAAGAAGTCCTCCGTCGTGATTCGACCGTCCTTGAGCGCGTCGAAGGCCTCGCGGATCCGGGCGAACGAATCCGCGAACGGCGCCGCGAGCTGCTTCGCCTTCCCCGTGATCGCCTCGAGGAGCGCCGGGTACTTTCCGAACGCGGCCGAGATGGCGCCGACGGTTCCGAGGATGAGGAGGAGCGGCCCCAAGAACGGGATCCCAAGAAGCGCGATGATCTTCCCGAGGACGGAGAGCACGAGCCCCAGCGGCGCGAGGAGGAAGCCGATCGCGACCTTGGCGGTTGCGATCGCGGCGAGGCCGCCCACGAACGCGGCGATGGCGGGCGCGATCTGGAGCAGGATCGAAAGAAAGGCCGCAAACGCGGGACTCGAAGCCGCGTCGGCGAGCTTCCGGAGTCCCTCAATCGCGAGCTCGATCGCCCGCTCCTTGAGCCTCGCGAGGACGAGCCCCACGCGCTCGCTCTCGTCCCCCAGGTCCGCGATGCGCGCGTTGATGCGGTCGAACTGCGTCGTCTCGATCTCGTCGAGACGCCCGAAGCGGTCGAAGAGGAAGTCGATCCCGTCCGCAGCGAGGCGCCCCTCCTCCTGGAGCTCCTTCAGCGCGGGGAGGTTCCGCGTAAGGAGGCCCGCCGAGTTGATCTGGAACTGCCCGATCGCCTGGATGATCTGCTCGACCGGGATGTCGAGCTCGCGCGCCGCGCCCACGGCCGCCAGCAGCGCGCGGGGAATCTTCTCGGCCTGAACGCCGACGTTGGCGAGCCGCGCCGCTTGGCCCAGGAGCCGGTCGTCGTCCTCGCCCGTGATGGACTGGATCCGGGACGCGGTCTCCTGAATCTCCTTCAGGATCTCCGTTCGGCCTTGCAGCGCGCGCGTGAGCCGCGCCTCGGCCTGGACCTGGGCCTCGGCCGCGGAGATCGCCGACTGCGCGCCGCGGAGCGACAGGAGCCCCGTCACGAGGCTCGTGAGGCCGCCCGTGACCGGCGAGAGGCGCGAGCCGATCGCGTCGAGGCGCCGCCCGAAGTCCGCGAAGCCGCGGCTGATCGTGCCGAGCGGGTTCGAGACGAGGTCCGTGAGGACCGCCTCGATCGTCACCCGCCGATCCGCCACGGCCTATCCCTCCCTCGCCCGTACGTCTTTCAGAAGCCGTCCGTCTCGCCCGAGACGTCTGGCCATCCGTCGTCCGCTGCCTCCGCCCTCGCCACGCCCTCGGAATCCGTCCGCGCGCGCATCTCCGCGAGCATCCGATCGACCGCTTTCGCCCCTTCCTTCGTCAGCGTCCCCGCGATCGCCGCGCGCATCGAGCTGATCGCGTTCATGAGCACGGTCGACTTCAGGCGCTCCGCGCGCTCGGCGAAGAAGAAGAACTGCGGGACCGTGAAGCCCCGGTACGGGAGGCCGGGCTGCTCGAGCCCGAAGACGTCGGCGAGGCTGTGGCCAGCCGCTAGGAGACCCTGGACCACATCTCCGAAATCGAGACCGGCTCGCCCCCGCTGAATCGCGCCAGCGCGCTCTCCAGGAGGGCCACCCAAGGGCGCCACTTCTTCTCCTCGCCGAAGCTCTCGTAGATCCAGGCCTCGACGATCGGCGGGAGATCCCACTGCGGAACGTCGTCGAGCTTCGCGCCGTCCGGGAGCACCACGCACTCGGAGATGATGTCGAAGGCGTTCTTCAGCGCGAACGGGATGAGTTCCGCCGAGATCCGCTCGACGTGCTGGCGCTCCGACTCGTCCGGCCGCCGTGCGACGATCCCGATGGCGTCCGCGATCGCGAGGACGCGTTCGAGGAACTTCCGAACGTGCTTCACCCCCATCGGGTAGACCGTCGCCTCGTAGCCCGAGAGCGCGATCGGTCGGCCGGGGAAGAGGACCCTGATTTCGTCGTTCTTCGACACCCAACGTCCTTTCCAGGCGGGAAGGAACTCCGGCGCGCCCCGCACCGCCGAAAGCGGGCGCGCCGGACCAGTGATCGAAAGCCGTTACGTCAGGACGGGGACAGCGCCCTTGAAGTAGAGGAACTGCCCGTCCGGATCCGACGCCGTGTCATCGGTGAGCATCTTCACCGTGAAGTTCATCGTGCTGTAGTCGGTGACGGCGACCGTGGCACCGACGGGCGTGATCGAGGCACGCCCATCCCGGACGCTGATCTCCTCGAAGGTCCCGCGCGAGTAGAAGAGGAGCACGCGCCCCCGCACCTCTCCCGTCTGCGTGTGCGGCAGGATGAGCCGCGCGCCGCTCGTGACCTCGGCCGTCGAGTAGACGATGACGAGATCGCCGTCGCCCGTGATGGCGCCGCCGCTGACGGCGTAGATCAGGCCGTCGGCCAGGCTCCGGACTTTCCAGGCGGGCGTGAGGTTCTTCGGACCGGCGAAGACGTTGACCGCCGATCCCGCGGCGTTCTTGTAGATGAGGACGCCGGTGAGACCCGACTCCGTCGTCGCGATCGCCTCGCGGACCGTGAGGGTCGTTGGGCCCGATCCCACCTTCGAGATGATCTCGTACGTGCCGGCGTTCGCCTGAGCGGTGCCGGAGGCGAGACCCTCGGGCTTGAGCAGCACGAACGAGCCCACCGCCGGATTCGCGCCCGACAGGTTCTCCGAGACGACGATCGTGCTCGCGCTCGGACCGAGCGCGTTGATCGCCGTCACCGTGGCGGTCCCGATCGAAGTCGTGTGCACGCCGTGGACGTTCTTCAGGGCGAAGAGACGCGTGAGCGCGTCCGTGTCGCGGATCCCGACGAGCTGCCCGGCGAAGACGCGATGCGTGACGGCCTTGGAAGCGTTCGTCTGCTCCGTCTGGCTGAACGTCTCGACCTTCTTCCCGCGCAGCAGGATGGCGAGGTTTCGAGGAGAGAAGTTCCGGCACGCGATGTCGTAGCTCTCGATGAGCTCGATCGTGCGCGAATCGATCAGAGCCCGGACGCCCGACTCCGGGTCCTTGAGGTCGATCGCGGTGACCGCGAAGTTCGGAGTCGACGTCTCGATCGTTCCGAGGTCGACCCACGGCTGATCGATCGAGTCGACCGCGTCCCGCTTGAAGAGGAGCCGGGAGCCGGCGACCCAGAGGTCCTGGAATCCGATGGGCATGATGAGTCTCCTGCTCGAGTGCTCTTTCCGTTACGAGTTCGTGGGAACGGCTCCGATCGCCTGGACGAGACGGCCCGCGGGCTGCTCCGCGCCGAGCGTCGTCAGCACCTTGACCGTGAAGCTCACCGTCGAGTAGTCGTCGACACCGATCGCGGCCGCGGACGGCCGGACGGCGACGCGGGCTTCGCGGTACGTCACCTCCGCGTTGTTGCCGCGCGCGAAGACGAAGAAGCCGTCGCCGCGGATCTCGCCGGCGGCGGACTTGGGCTTGATCTGGCGGGCGCCCGAGTAGGCGGCGAGGCTCGAGCGCACCGTCACGTTCGTCGCGCCGTCGGCGATCGCGCTGCCGGCCGTGATCTGGATGATGCCGTGATCGACGCGGTACGGGAGCCAGTCGGTGCCCTGGTTGTAGATGAGCCCGCCGTTCTCGTAGACGACCTGGTCCGAGATCGCCGTCTCGTCTGAGGCCGGCGTGTCCGCGACGACGATCGTCGTGTTGCCGCCGCCGAACGAGGACGAGACGATCTTGTAGGAGCGCGAGTTCTTCGCGTTCGCGAGACCCGTGCGATCGACGATGACGGAGTCGTTGGGGGTCAGGCTCGCCGTGATGTCGCCCGTCACCGTGAGCGTCTTCGCCGATCGCGAGATCGCGGTCAGCGTCGCGAACGCGACCGTGCCGTTGTAGAGCCCGCCGATCGCGTCGAAGTTGTAGAGGAGCGACCTCGCCGTGTCGTCGTCGTGGAGCTTCACGAGCTCGCCCTTGAACATCTTGATGAAGACGGTCGAGGGCGACGTCGGGATCGTCTTCGTCGTGTTCGCGTTCTGCGTCACGCTCGAAGGCCGGTTCGCGAGATAGAGAATCGCGAGATTCTCGACGCTGAGATTCTGGCACGTGATCGTGTACTCCTCGACGAAGTCCGTCACGCGCTCGTCGAGCGTCTTCAGGCGGCCCGTGCCGCCGTCCTTCGCCTCGATCTTCGTCACCGTGAGCGTGGGGCCCACGGGATCCATCGCGCCGAGATCGATCAGCGGGAACTGCGTGGCGCCCTGGTTCTCGCGCTTGAAGAGGAAGCGAGTTCCGGAAACCCACGGGTCCTGGAAGCCCAAAGCCATGTCACTTCCTCCCTTAGAACTTCACGGTGAACTGAGCGTGGATGCCCTGAACGCGGAGCCCGGCGTCGTGGAACTCTCGGATCCCCGACTTCTCTGGGTCGATCCGATAGGCGACGGTGTCGCCGCGATCGTCCTTCAGCGGCCCGAGCCCGTAGATGACGCACTCGACGTCGTCGATCAATTCGTCGTGGATCCCGTCGTCGATCTCCGGCGGGTCCGTCCGGTCCGGGATCTGCGCCGCGGCGTCGATGCGGATGATGGCGGTGTGGGTCTCTCCTTCGGTCGGCGCGCACGACATGACGTCGACCATGAGCGCCATCGCGCGGGGGAACCGATCGAACGGGAACGTCGCCCACACGATGTCGCCGCGCTTGACGAAGTAGGCGCCGGAGCGCTGCGCGCGGGCGAGATCGCGGAGACTCTCCATGACGACGCGGCGCGGGCTCTTGCGGGTTTCCATCACCCCGCCTCCCGCATCTGGCGCACGATGTCGTCGCCCACGTCCGAGGCGAGCGCGGGGAGCCCGTTCAGCATCCCGTCCTGGAGGAACTCCTTCGGCTCGAGGTCGAGCTCGCGGAGGAGAAGGTAGGCCGCCTCCGCGTTCTCGAGCGACACCTTCCCGCCGCTCGCGCGCGCGGCCTTCTCCGCGGCCTCGATTTCGCTCTCGGGGTAGAGCGCCCCGATCACGTTCCGCGAGCGGAACGGCACGAACCGGAGGCTCTCCGGGAACTGGCGCGGCGACTGGTAGCGCGGGACGCCCGCCGGCGTCAGCGCTTCGCCCACGGGCATCGCGAGCGCCTTCGCCTGCTTCGGCTTGATCGTGGGGATGGGCGACTCGGGGTTTTTTCCCTGCGTCCCGAACTCCTGAACGCCCGCGTACTGGAGCGCCGGCCCGCGGAAGACGCCGACGCGGACGCCGGGGAGACCGCCGATGAGTTCGGCCTCGGCCGTGATCGAGCGCGCGAGCGAGCCCGTCCGGCGCGCGAGGCGCTGGCCGGAGAGCAGGTTCTTCGAGATGTTGCCCGCGATGAAGAGACCACGCCGCCCCATGACGCGCACGAGCGACGAGAACACCTTCGCGCGCTGCGAGCCCTCCTCGAGGCCCTTGAGGAAGCGCTTGCTCTTCGCGTCGAGCTTGATCTGGATCGCGGGCGCCGCCACGGTCAGGCGCTCCGCCGCTTCGCTTCCGCGAGGCTCTTGAAGAAGGGGTGGAGGTTCGCCGGCACGAAAACGCCGGCGCCGCCCTCGAAGTTCTGCGACTGCGTGATGAGCTTCGCGTCGCTCATCCGGTCGATCAGGAATCGCGCCTGGAGGAGAAGCGCGCGCTTCACATCCGCGGGCGCGTCCGTGGTGCCACCCGTGTACGTGACACGGACCATCCCCGTCCAGTAGCCCGAGAACCGGTGGAGCCGGCGCGGGGCGATGAGCTCGTACTCCGTCGCCGGCACGATGGTCCAGGCCGACTCCGTGAGGCTCCGCTCCTTCACCTCGGTCACCGTCGCGACCGGCTCGACGTCGAGGAAAAGGTCCTGCGTCGTGCGCGAGGCGGGCTCGAGGATCTCGACGAACCCCGTGCGCTCGTTCCAGGGCCGGCCCGTCTCCGTCTCCCAGAGGTCGATGACCTCCTGACGGAGCGCTTCGAGGCGATCGTCCTCCTCGGGCGGAAGGTGGAGCTCCCGGCGCAGCTCGCCGACCGAGATCATGCGGGGTGATGCGCGATGGACGCCCGGATGCGCACCCTCTCGAGTCGCGTGTGAAACCACTTCGATCCGGCCGAGTACCGCACGGCGGCCTCGCCCACGTAGAAGCCGGGCACGAGCGCGTCGGCCTCGGCCTGAGAGAGCGTTGCGGTGAGCGTCGACGTCGGCACGTCGACCGCGAGGTTTCCCGCCGCCGTATCGCGCGAGAGGATCGGCGTCGCGTCGCCGATCTTCGCCAGCACCCGGAACGAGGCGCGGTCCCAGCCCGAAAGCGATTCGGGATTCCCCTCCGCGTCGACGAGCACGATCTCGAAGCTCTTCGACGAGCCCTTCACGAGAACGAGCTCGCGCGGTTCGGTCGTGGCGGCCGCGGGGCTCACTGAGAAGCGTCATCCTTCGTCCGGTGCTTGAAGCGAGTCACGACGCGCGGGGTGTGAAGCACCCACTTCACGCGCGGCACGTCCACCGGCGAGGTCGGAGGCGGGGTGAGATCCGCCTCCGACCTGTCGCGCGGCCCCATCGGTCTCGACGTCGTCGACACGGCAGTCCGTTCCCCGTCCCGTTACGGCACCGGCACTGTCGCGAGCGCGAAGAGCTTGTCGACCTGGCCGCCCGAGACGTCGTAGAGATCGAAGAGCGTGAAGCTCGCCGCGACGACCATCGTCGCGGTGGCGTGCGTCGCCGTGAACAGGAGTCGCACCGCCTTGTACTTGGCGAGGTCGATCTCGCTCACGGGAACCGTGCCGAGGAACTGACCGGCCACCTCGAGCGCGCCGCCATCGGCGAGCTCCGACGCGGTGAACGCGATGTCGGTCCCGGCCCCGTTCTTGAGGTTCTCCCAGGCGTCGTCCGCGCGCTTCTGCCCCTGCACGGAGCACGTCGCCGTCGCGCTCGTCGCGAACGCCCCGGCGAGGAGCCGGAAGGCGAGCTGCCGGCCCTTCCGGAGCGTCGAGTCGGGGATCGCGACGGCCGTCGCCGCCTGGTTCGCGATCGACTGCGGCACGATCGCGGCCCCCGTGATGACCTTGTGGTGGTAGTTGTTGCCCTTCATCTCGCTGTCTCCTGAATCCGTTTCGTCGAGTGTTCCCGTGTCCTCCGCTGAACCCGCTACGCGGGCGTCAGGAGATCAGACGCGAACCTGCGCGTTCGGGCAGACGATGAGCGCGCGCGGCTGCCGGATGCCGACGTCGACGTAGGTGACGAGCTTGATCTGCTCCTTCCCGGAGTCGAAGTACTTGCCGAGGCCCTGGTCGGTGGTGATCTCGATCCCGGCCCAGCGGCCGAAGATCACCTCGCCGAAGTTGCCGGCGAAGACGTCCGTGTGCTTCAGCGCGCTCGAGGTCGTGGGTCCGTCGATACCCGCGCCGGGCTTCGCGTTGCTGGGAATCTGGGACGTCCACGCGAAGTCGCCGATCGCCTCGCGGAGCCGCGCGGCGGGGATCATCGGCATGCCGAGGAGGAACGGGCTCTTCGTCTCGTCGGCGCCCGTGGCGAACTGCGGGAGGCGGATCGTCTTGAGCCAGGTGAAGTACCGCGGCGAGCTGATGAAGGCGAACGTGTCGTCCTCGTCGACGTTGTCCTCCATGAGCGCGAGCTTCATCTTCTCGAGCGCCTCGAAGTCGAGCCGCGCTCCGGCCCAGTCCGTGACCGTCGCCGGATCGACCACGCCCGAGTCGTCGACCTTCGGGTCGGTGCCCGACTGCTTCGCCTGGAAGACCTTGATGCCCTTGGCGATCGCGGCCTTCGCAATGCCGAGCGGCTGGTTCTCGCCCCCGATGCCGTAGGCGATCGACAGGTCGATCTTCTTCGCCATCGCGCGCGTCATGTCGCGGCGGAGGAGCGCGTCGAAGCCGCGCGCCCCGAACTTCCGCATGGCCTCGGTCATCACGACGAGGCAGCCGAGGCGCTTCGGCGAGAGGAACATCGAGCCCGTCTTCGCCGCCGACTCGGTGACCGGGTCCTGCTCTCCGAGCCAGAAGGCGACCACGCCGCCGTCGAACTTCATGATCTCGGCGCGGCCCCCGAGGAGTCCGTCGAGCACGCTGACGCGCGTGCGGTCGCCGTCCTCGCCCGTCGCGTTGATGAAGGCCGACCGCGTGTAGATCGGCCCGATGATGTCGGGGATGAGCTGGTCCGCGACGAAGAAGCCGCCGAGCTGGTCGTCGCCCACGCTCTGCAGCTTCATGACGGCCTCGTCGTCGTAGACGAGGTCCTTCTTCTCCGCGCGCGCGCGGTCGACCATCTTCAGGACTTCGAACTCGTGGCCGGCGCCGACCGACTCGAAGATCGCCTTGTGCGAGGCGTTCCGGAACTCGGGGCTGCGGCAGAGTCCATAGGCGCGGAGCGTGTTGTGGAGCGAGAACTTCTCGTTCTCGGCGCCCTGGAGGTCGACGCCGCGCTTCGTCGTCCGGATCCTCTTCTGCAGCGCCTCGAGGCCGGCCTTGTTCTTCTCGACCTGCTCGACAACGGCTTTGATGTCGATCTTCTCGGCGCCCTCGAAGAGCTTCGTGAGCGCGTGGACCTTCGACTCGACGGTCTTGAAGCGCCCGTCCTCGCCGAGGAAGTCCTCGAGCTGGGGGAAGACGCGGGCGAGCTTCGCCTCGAGCGTCTCGCTGGGGGAAGTGACTGGCGGGGCGGGGGGAGCCATCCGTGGTCCTCCGACAGACGGTGCACATCGCCGGCAGTGAACCGGCAGCACGTCAGTCGGGGACCGACGAGGCCCCGATCAAGGACGGATGGTGTGACGGTACGGCGTCACGACGTGTGCTGCTCTACTTTCCCGCTTTCAACGCGTCCAGCCCCCGAAGCAGTCGCTCGGAGACGTCGAACGAGATGGGGATCTCGGGCAGGGGCTCGTCGTTCGACTGAGTGACCACTCCCACCAGGTTCCGCGCCTCCATCTCCTCGAGCCGGCGCCGGAGCTCGACGTTCTCGTCCGAGATCTCGTCCAGCCGCCGGAAGACGCCGGCGAAGCCCTCGTCGACCGCCGTCCGGATGGCCGCAACGTTCTCTTCGATCGGATCCGCGGCGTCGACTCGGACGATGGCGCGCTCGCGCTTCTCGTCGAGAATCGGCGCCCCCATGTCGGCGTGCTTCCGGAGGGAACGCGCGAGCGCGCTGTCCGCGAAGAGTCCCTTCGCCACGGCGACGATCGCGGCGTCTTCCTTCGCCCAGTCGTCCGGCGTCCGCCCGCGCGCGACGGCGCCGCGGCGGACCAGCTCGCGGAGGAGGGGGATCTCTTCGGCGCGGAGATGGCCCTCGCGCTTCGCGACCGAGAGCGCCGTGTGCGCGCCCGGGTTCGCGGGGACGGTGACGGGCGAGAACTCGACGAGGAGGCTCTTTTCGAAGATGACGCCGAAGGTGCCGAGGCCGAGCTTCTTCCGCTCCTCGGGGTCCTCGATGCGCGTGATCTTGAGCGGCTTGAAGCCCACGGACCCGCCCTTCAGGAACCCCGACTTCACGAGCCGGAAGATGGAGTCGGCCATGCCCGACTCCTCCTCCGTCGGGAAGAGGCCGGCGAGCCAGAGTGCCGGCCCATCGTAATCCTTGTCCTTCCGCGCCACGACGCCCCAGTCGATCGCGTTCGCGACCGGGAGCCCGCGCCATTCGTGGCCGAAGGGCATCACCGGGTTCTTCTCGAACCGCGAGAAGTCCCACTTCTGGCGGATGATGTCGCCCTCGCCGTCGACCCGTTCGTCGCTCGCCCAGTAGGAGACGACGCGGTCCCGGTGCGCCTCAGTGAACTCGATGCCGACGCTGCGCGCGAGGCTCTCGACTTTCGCCGGATCGACCTGGGGAGGCGACGCGACGCCGGGCATCGCCTTCGACACGATCGGCCCTTCGTCGGCGTCGATCGTGACCACGGTGTCGAGGGACTCCGCCTTCTTCTGGCGTTCGATCAGGAGCCGAGCGATCTCGTCGAGGTCCTCGATGACGCAGCCCGACTTCAGCTCGATGTCCATGTGCGTGTCACTCCGAAGGGACCTGGAGGCACCGGCAGTTGATCGTCTCGCCCGGAGGCGCGTTCGAATCGCCAGGATAGCGAAGCGCGCCCGAACTGCCCAGGCCGACGAGCGTCAGGTAGTCGAAGCCGCGGGGCTTCGGTCCGCTCGCGCCGTACGTGACGTGAGTCGCCCGCACGTGCTCGTCCCCGGCCGTGACCCACTCGAGCGTCTCGAGCCCCTGCAGCCCGAACATCTCGTCGCGCACGCCGTTCATGAAGGACCCCGTCTCGGTGCGGGCGATCATGAGCGTCTTCGGCGTGCCCGCGGCGATCTGGTACACCTCCGCGATCCGGGAGCGGAGCTGCTGGACGGTCTCGCCGGCCTGGATCCCCGCCTGCAGCGACGAGAAGAGGTTCTCGCGCACGGTCACCGGGACCGACCCCGCGAAGATCCTCTCCCGGAGGTCGAAGAACCGCATCAGCGCCGCATCGTCGATCGCGAACGTCGGGATCCCGATGTCCTCGAGAGTGAACTGGAACGAGGCCTCGAGGCTCGCCGCGCGGTTCGGCCGCGTCTTCTCTTTCAGCGCCCGCCCGCTCTCGCGCGGATCCGGGAGGATGGCCGTGAGCGACAGCTCCTTCATCACGGCGACGCGCCGGAGCGCGGCTGCGACGGCTCCCGGGCGGCGCGCCTCTCGGTCGAACCGCTCGAGCGTCGCGTTCCGCTCGCCCGCGACCCAGGACCGATACCGCCGGCCCATGTCGCCCTCGAGCTTCCCCTGGACCCGGACGAACCGGAGCCACCGGCGCCGGCGCTGGGCGGCCGTCTGCTTCGTCGTCACGGCGGCGGGCGCGCGCTGGGGCCGGAGAGCAGCGGATTCGTCGTCCTCCTCGTCCGGCGGGCCCGGAGGCGCGATCGGCGGCGGAGGAGGAGGCAGCGGGTTCTCGGCCAGGTCGACGGCCACGGAGTACGGCGTCGCGAGCGCCGAGACGAGCGCCGTGTCGTCTCCCTCGTACTCCGGCACGTCGAGTCCGACGACCTTGTAGGCCTCGCGCGGCGGGACGTGGAGCCGCTCCTGCGCGAGCTTGTCGGCTTGGTCGATCTTTTCCTGGAGCCCAGCCCGCAGCGCGTCGACGCCTGAGACGTCGAACATCCCGAACGTGTCGTCGGTCGTCGGGAAGAAGAGCGATCGGTCGAGCGTCTGCTCGACGATCCGCATGTTCGGGATGATCGTCATCTCCCAGAAGTTGGCGGTCGCCGCGCGCTGCGTCGCGTAGTTGAGATCCTCGGTGACGCCGAGGATCGACTTGTGGGCGCCGAGGAGCGCGAGGACTTCTTCCCGGTTCCAGCGCATTCCCTCGAGGTACTGGAGGTCCGCCGGCGAGAGCCCCGTCGTCTTCCACTTCAGCCCGTGGCCCAGGATCGGGATCGTCCCGCGGTTCTCGACCTTCTCGTGCCGCTCCTTGAACTTCGTGCGGATCTCCTCCTCGCTCTGCTTATTCAGCACGCCCTCGAACTCGAAGACGCCGCGCGGCTCGGCCCCGTTCTTGAGGAGACCGCGGTTGTGGGCGCGCGCGTAGAAGTCCGATTCGATCGCGCCAGCGGCGGCGGTCAGACGCGAGAGGCCGCGGATGGGATTCGACGGGTCCGGGAACTTGAACTGGATGAGGGAGCCCGGTTCGAGGAAGAACCGCCGGCTCCGCTGGAAGACACTCGGGAGGTACGTGGGCGCGGTGATCCAAAAGCCCGAGAAGTCCCCGCGCTCGCGCCCACCCGCGAACTCCTCCTCGACACAGTCGGGAGGGATCGGCCACAGCTCCGCCGGCTCTTCTCCGAACGGCGAGGGCTCCCCGTCCTCCGCCACCGGGAGCCAGTAGAACTCGCCCCGGATCGCGAGCCAGAGCATCGTGAGCTGCATGAGCTGCGAGCCGTTGAGGAGCGGATTCGGATCCGAGAGGACCCGCATCAGCGGATGGTCGAAGTCCGGCTCCGCCGCCTTCCCGATCATGAGGAACCGCTGGGCCATCGATCGGCGGAGGTAGCGCTCGACCGCGCGGCGTCCGGTTCCGGCGCGCGGGCCGATCCAGGTGCGCCCGGCGGCCTTCGTCGCGAGGGCGCGGCCGTTGCGGGCCCGATCCGTCTCCCGGAAGACGAGGAACGGCGCCTGGCTCGAGACGAACGCCACGGCGATCGCAGCCGCGCTGACCCAGGCGTGGTTCTGGAACGGGTCGCGCGCGCGGAGGAGCGGCGGGAGATCGAGTCGGGAGAGCGACTCGACGTAGCCCGAGATGGTGGAGGCGAAGCTCTTCTCGATCGACTCGAAGTCGTGCGATCGACCGTTGCCGTTCGAGCTCGTGAGGCTCGACCGCAAGGGGCGCCCCGCCGTGTCGACGAGGACGCCCGCGATCTCGCCCGTCGTTCCGGTCGCCGCGGCGCTCCTCGTGACCATCGTTCATCCCTCCTTGAGAGCGGTCCGGCAGAACGCGCGCGCGCGCGCCGCGTTTCCCGGATCCGCCCACCAACCACTCCGATCCGTGGGATAGGGTAGCGAGGCGGCCGAAATCCCGCCTGGTCCCGGCCTCAGAGCGTCGAGCCCGAAGGAGCGGAGCCGCGCTCCGGCCGGCCGCACCTGGCGCCACTCCATCCACTCCTCGAGGTCGAGAGCGTGCGCGACGACCGTTCCCAGCGCGATGACGCGGCAGCCCGCCTCAAGGAGTCGCGGAAAGAGCGCGAGCGCCGCCGCGGCGGGCGATCGGCGCTCCGACGTCAGTTGAGCATCGGGCGGCTCGGCGTAGAGGTTCCCGCGGCCGACGGCGTCCTCGAAAGGGGCGGGGTATGTGACGCTGAAGAGGGCCCCGAGCGCGCGACCGGCGCGGCCGAGAAGAGGCCCCTCGAATCGCGGCGCATCGGAAGGAGGCCACAATCCGAGGACGACGACGCGGGCGCTGGCGCGGACATCGAGCTGGACCCGCTCCCCACGCCCGTCGGCGGCTTCGCGCTCGCCTTCGCCGCCTCGATCACCTTCCGCAGGATCTCTGTCGAGCGGAGGAAGTCCGCCTTCTCGCTCTCGACGAGCGTCGGGTCCGTCGTCACGTACCGGTCGTGCCGCTCGCTCACCTTCATCACGAGCGTCTCGATCGCGTCGACGTGGATCGTCCCCTTCGAACTGCATCCGAGGCTCGCCGCCATCGTCACGAGGAGCGCCAAGAGCGCCCCGATCAACGTCCGTCCGTTCGTCATGGTGAAGCCCTCCCACGTCACTCTGCATGTTCCCCGTCCCGCCTGTCTTTCCGGCCCGCCCGATCTTGGACGGACTACGGCTTCTTCGACGCCGACGAGCCCTTCGCCCCGATCGCCGAATCGAGCCCGC